GGAGTAGCATCAAGTATAAATATTGGTAACCCAACACCAGGTGGACCTTCTGAAGCAACGTTCTGTGCACGTAATGGTAGCATAACTGTACCTCCTGATGTATCGTTAATTAATAATGGATCTTGTTAATAAATTAATATGTCAAAAATAATAACAATAAGGTTAACTCAAGTGTCACCATCTTCTGGACCATTTACAATCTATGATCAGTTTGGGAATGTGATAGCAGAAGGTGTGACTAAGAAAGCTCTCATTGATGGGATTAACTATTCTGTGGATGATGATGTGTTATCAATTACATTAAAATCTACAGGTAATTGTAAAATACAAAAGACAGTGTATGTAAGTGACATTACAGAAGAGGAATATATTAATATCAAATTAAAACAAATTGTAACAGGATGTATATGGAGACACTTAACTAATATACAATTATACAATTCTTACTATGGTGTTACAGAACCATACATAATTGAATATCCATTTGCTTATAGTAACCAAGATGAGATCTTACAGAACGTAAAAGATTACACTAAAGCATATGAATATATATCTATACCAGATGGTGTCTTTAATGATAACACAAGAATAGAAACAAACAACAAGTGGTTTAACAAAGCTATTTTATATAATGGACAACAGAGTTCAGGAGTGTTGAATCTTGTTGCTAAACCTCTTAATGATATGCGTGCATACATGCAATATCCAATATTCAATACAGATAGTAAAACAATCACGTACACTAAGAGTGATAACTTCTATCAGTATAATACATTCTGGGCTCTACAGAAAAGTTCTCAAGTTCCATTGTTTAATACAGGATGTGAAAGTCTTTCTATTGATAAGGTGATTAACCAAAGCAATATGGATTATGGATCCAGAAGTTTCAAGAAAGCTACACTAAGAGCTAAAGAACTCAAGATACGTCATATATTAGATGACAATTGTACAACTCATCTTGTCTCACAATTTATCCTAAGCCCTAGTCAAATCAGTTACAAGTAATGAAAAAGAATACACAAACATCAAACTGGTTAGAGAATTATAATGATTCTAATGTAAATTTACCTCAAGGATATGTAGGAGAAGGAATATTCAATGGTCCTATATTTGAAAACCCTGCTGTTAAAGGACAATTTCAAATGGGTGGTAATATACCAGGAGCTGTAGGACATATGTATGCTAGAACAGGAGCTCCTAGTAAAGGACCACGTAGAAACCAAACTGATGTTACAGATGCTTCTGCACAGAATGGCAAAGAGATGCAATACTACCAACAAGGATTAGATTGGAAACCTAAATCTATTAGTCAAAATGGAAGTTATAATACTGGGGATAAAGTAACTTATGGAACTCCTGAATATAGAGAAGCATATAATAGAGGTGAGGTGATTACAGATGAAGGAGTTCGTTCTCCTATACAATTAGATGAAGTAGTAATAAAAGGAAAGAAGAAAGATAAGAATTGGTTAGAACAATATGCAAGTAAGATTGCAGAAGAGAATAGAGATGCTGGGCTATTAGGTGCAATCATTGGTACACCTATTTCTGCTATTACAAGTCTTCCTCAACTTATGGGAATGAAAGCTTTAACAGGAGAAATGCAAAGACCATCAGAAGGATTAGATATTAAAAATCCTTATGGAGCTATGGCAGTTGATGCTATAGCAGATCCTTCAACCTGGATAGGTGTTGGTGAGTTATCAGGATTAAGTAAACTAACTAAAGAAAAAGCTCTTGCAAAATTATCTAATCTAAAAAATATAAATGCAGAAGGTAAGATATTTAGTGGAATGAACAATCAACTAAATAGTATTGTTAAAAATACTGCAAACACATCAAAAAATTTAGAAGACTTAACTCATGCTAAAGATTGGGCAAAACAATATGGATATGAATTACCAGAAAACTTAGAAAGAATTGCTCAATCTGATGAACTTACTAATAGAACTGTAAGAGGTATGATGAATAGACATAATACTTTTGTTAGAGGCGTGAGTACTAACTGGGATGAACTTGCAACAAGAAATCCTGAAATATTAAGACATCTTGAAGGAAAAGGAATTGATTGGCAAAATAACCCAAAAGCAGCTGCAGAATATATGGCAACGCATGTTCCTATACAAACAGGGTATGGTAGAGCAGACCTAAATCAGCAAGTTTTTGGACAAGGGTTAGATGCAATTTATACATCTAATTCTATCCCTACTGCTGAAGGTTACACTTATGGACAAGGTTATATAACAAAAGTTAAAAAACCAACTGACTTTTCTTCTTTAGATAGAAAAGATTGGATTACTAAAAATAATCCAGAATATTATGAAAATTCATTACCATCATCAAGAGTATTTAGTGTTGAAAATTTAGATCAACTTAATCCTAAAATTGCAAGTGATTTTCTTGAGCAAGGAAGAATCAACAATGATGAATATAAAAAAATGTTAAAATATTTTGAAGAATCAAATAATAAACATGTAGATTTACATAAAGAACACAAAATAAGTGAATTACCAGAAAGCATTTGGGATCAAACTCCTGAGCATGATGAAATATTTGATAATTATTATAATGCATTAAAAAAAGAAAAAGAAGCAATTGCTAAAAATCTTTTTTTTGAAGATTATAGTGGTAAAACATTAAGAACGGAAAGAGCTCCTATTTCTAATTCAGTTTTTCATACTAATAAAATAATTGACAAATTTCTTGCAACTAAAGGTAAAAATACTTGGAGCAGTGCAAAAGGTACTTCTGAAGGAGAGAAATTATATCAAGATATAATAAATATTCAAAAAAATAATCCAGATAATAATAAAGCAGTTTTAGATTTTATACAAAAAAATTATCCTGAGTTTGATCCTATAGATAGATATTCACATTATATACATTTAGGAACTCCAGGTGAAAAAATATTAGAACCAATTAAAAGCTGGGAGATTACTCCTGATATATGGAAGAACAAAAGTAGAGCACATACTAATGCTTATTCTAAGAAATTATCAGCAATGGAAGAAGGAGGAATCATTAAAGATGATAGAGGACAATGGGATCATCCAGGAGAGATAACAGAAATAGGAAGTAATGAAATAACAATGGAAGGAGTTCATTATGATGTTCTTGGTGTATCAGATACTGGTGATACTAAACTAATGAAACCAGGAAAGAATTATAAGTTCAAAGGAAAGAAGGTGACAGAATATCCTATGGCTAAGAATGGTGTAAACCAACAAGATCAAAAAACTTTGCAACAATTAGATCAATTGACTAACTTTACAAATTATAATAAACCACAACCAGGAGGTTGGTTAGAAGCTTACAAATGAAAACAGGTATATATACAATAACTAATACTATTACAAACCATATATACGTGGGAGCTGCTTCTGACATTCTAAAAAGATTAAATCAACATTTATTAGGATTAAGAAGAAATAATCATGATAACGATTATTTACAAAATTCTTTTAATAAGTACAAGGAAGAAAGTTTTATCTTTGAAACATTGGAAGAATGTAACAAAAAATACTTGTACTCTCAAGAACATTATTGGTGTAATATGTTAAATACACATAATAAAAGTTTTGGATTTAATTTAAAACCAACACATCCAGATAACCTATCTTTGTGTAGTGAAGAAACTAGAACAAAAATTAGATTAAAGGCTACTGGTAGAAAATGGTCTGATGAATATAAACAATTGTTTAGAGAAAAACAATTAGGAAAAAAACAATCAGAAGAACAAATTACAAAATCTAAAGAAAGCAAATACAAAAAAGTTTATCAATATTCTTTAGAAGGGAAGTTAATTAAAGAGTGGCCTTCAGCTCAACACATAAAAAAAGAATTAAACATACCAGCAAATAACATATCTAATTGCTGTAATAATAAAAAGTCTTGTAATACTGTAAAAGGTTTTAAATGGACATATATAAATCAAGGCTAAACAAATATAAATCATGAAAGCACAAATTTTAAAAATTGCAGGAGTTAAATCTGAAAAGGAGTTCTATAAAAAGTTTCCTTCAGAAGAAGCCTTTATGAAGAAACATGGTAAAGAGTTTAAGAAAGCTCAGACTGGTGCTGCAATTAATGCATCACAAGTACGTCAACCAGCTTTCAAACCTTTAAGTTATCAAGATCAAGTTGATGATGTTGACAAAATGTTAACAGGTTCAACAGCTGCACAAAGACAAGAGCTTGCACTTAAACAACAAGCTGCTTCAAAAGATAGTGGTAGTGGTGGAGGTTTTGACATTGCTGGTCTTATGAAACTAGCTGGAGGTGCTATGCAAGGAGGAGAAGGCATGGAAGGCATAGGTGATTTGGGTGGAGCTGCAAGTGGTGCTGGAGCAGGTGTAGCAGCAGCAGCAAGATATGGAGCAGATATTCCTATGGCTCAAGATGGAGATTGGTATTCTAAGAATCCTATAGGAGGTTCAACTAGTTATGGACAAGTGCAACCTGTAAGTGGATTAAAATCTGCAGGTTCTACAAATCCTTTAGCTACTGGTGGAACAGGAGGATTTGATGTTTCTAAATTAGGTCCTCAAGGAGTTGGTTCAAAAGCAGAAGATAATACATGGTCTAAAGTGGGAGGAGCGTTAGGTAAATATGCAGGACCAGTTGGAGATGTTATTAGTGGTATTGGAGAATTAAAGAAAGAGAAAGAAGCAAGAAAAGCTGCTGAGCAAGCAAGAGATGTAAGTAAAATATCTCTTCAAGCAGCAACAAGTGTTGATGTAGATGCAAGAAGACAACAATCTGAAAACATAGCTAAGCAAAGAGAAGCACAAATGCCAGTTAATACAGGAGAAGAATTCTTTCCTATATATGGTGTAGGTACAAATGTTCTTGCTAGAAATGGTATGATGTTACAAGGTGGCGGTGAAATACAAAATACATATGATCCATATGATATATATGAAGATAGTGGATATGAGCCATTGAATGATAGTAACGTGAAACAATACTACCATGGTGGAAGATTACATAAAATGCAAGATGGTGGAGGAACTCCTTGGGGAGCTATTGGACAAAAAGCTACAGGCATAGGACAATCATTAATGGGTGGTCAAAATGCTGGTGGTAAAATTGGTGGTACAATAGGTTCAAGTATTGGTAATGCTATTGTTCCAGGACTAGGTGGAGCTATTGGTGGATTTGTTGGAGGATTAGCTGGTAATGCTTTAGATACTAATGCTAAGAGAATGAAGAAAGCACAAGATGCTACACAAAGAAATATGCAAGGAATGGCTAATGCTAATATGGCTAAAGGTATTCAAGCACAGAACCAATCATATATGGAAGATGGTGGATGGGTATCTAACGGTTGGACTCCACAAGTTATAGCTTCATTCGGTGGTCTCGATGAACAAGAAGTATATGACTATGCACATGAAGGAATGGATACACTAAGAGCTGGTGGACATTTAAGAGATTACACACCTCCTAGTGATAGAGCTATGGAAATATATGAAGATGGTGGAGAGATTCAATCTTATGGATTAGGTGGAGAGTTACAAACACATTGGGGTGGAGGAGCTGAAACTATTTCACGTAACCCTTACTTACCTGGTACAGGAGAAACAATTATGTTTAGAGGTAAGAGTCATGAAGAATATTCTCCAAATGGAGAAACAGGAATTGGTGTTACATATGGTGGTAACCCAGTAGAAGTAGAAAGAGGAGAACCTATGGTAGAATTAGAAGAAGGTGGAACAATAGATCCTGAAACAGGAGAAGTTCAAAAATCAGGAGTGGTGTTTGGTAATCTTCAAATACCTAATCAATATATAGATATGTTAGGAGATAAAAATGCAAAAGGTAAAAAGTTTAAAAACTATGTAGCTGATTTATCTAAGATAGAAGAAAAACAAAATACTATCATAGATAAATCATCTAAAGAACTTAATGCTCTTGATCCTGTAAACTCTTTTGATAAATTAAAACTTACAGCATTGCAAGCTAATATACAAGGAGCTAATATGAAACTTAAAGATCTTGCTGATAAAAAGATAAATGCAGCTTCTCTTCAGAATGCTATCAATGATACAGCAGAAGAACATGGATTAGTTGCTGATGATCTTGCTAGAGGTAAAGCAAAGGTTGATAAAAAAGCTTTACGAGACTATGCTGAATATGGTAAACAAATGTTTGCAGATGGTGGTTCTATAATTGATCCTTTAGAACAATTAAAAGAATTACTAGGAAATAAAGGATTTGATTATAAACAATCAAGTGGTATAAGAACAGGTTCAAAAACTAAACAAGGAAAAGCATCTAGACATAGTACTGGAGAAGCTATGGATTTAACATTTCCTAAATTAGGAAAAGATTCATACAACGCAATGTTACAAGATCCTGAGATAGCTCAATTCATGTTAGATAATAATCTTACAGCTATAGATGAATATGATG